TGCTCTAGGAAATGGCTGGCGTGGACTTCCTCCACGGTGCCGTCTTCCCAAGGCCAAGGGTCAACCCCGATATTCAGGACGACATCGACCCCCTCCATCGGGTACTGATCAACGCCGAGGAAGCCTTCCTTCTTCCTGCCGCCACAACCGAGATCAAGTTTCATTGGTCACCATGTGTAGTCAGGGATGCCGCCGCGCTTGCCTTCCAGATCGTAGTGCCCGACCTTGACCGAGCAGTCGATGGCGCAGCGGTAGCCATACTGGCGGGCGTTCTGCCAGAAATAGAGGTCTTGGGTCATCACGCCGTTCTCTTGCTGGGTGACAAACCAAGGCTTGCGTAAACGCTCATCCTTGAACATGTCTAAACGCCAGACGTTGAAGCCCATCCCGGTGCCGCAGCATTCAACCAGCCCGCCATTGGGATCAGGGCGCTGGGGGCGGAAGTTAAGCACCGGGTCTTTTGGATCACCCCAAATCTGAGCCGCACCGCCGGGGCCTTGCGTGAAGTACAGCCCGCCGATACAGGCGTACTCGGGATGGTTCTCCATCTGCGAGAGGAGTTTGACGATCCCATCAGGCGGCGGGATGTTGTCATGCTCCAGTGTGATGATGTACTTCCACTTGCTCAGGTCAGGATGAGCGAGGATGCTTTCAATGGCAGAGCTAAACGCCTTGCCGACTTCCATGCCCACAGCCCAGAGGCGTGTAAATTTTGCGTTCGGCGGCGCGTACAGGTTCATCCAGCTTGCCACCGCCTTGGTGGGAATCTGCCCGAAGCACGGGACGATCTGGATGCACGACATGTCCTTGTAGGACTTATCTGCCGTGAGACGGGAAATGGTCTTGTCCAGATCGGCGTTATGTGCGCCGCCGTCGTAGGAGGAGATGATCTGCGGCTGCATTAAGGCATTCCGACAATCACGGTAGCCACATAAGAGGCTCCGCCTGTTACGTCAGACTCACGGACACAAAGCGCAATACCCGGCACAGGCTCGGATAAGACAATGTGAACCTCACCATCAACAGTAATTCTTTGGCACGAAGCGAAGTCATTGATGTTCATGCTTACACCGTGCTATTGATGAACATGATGGCAGGAGCGCGGAGAGCCAGAGAGTCAGACCCGCGAATCTGGCTGAACGCAATGCTGTTGGGGAGGCCAGAGGTTGTTACCGAATAAACACCTTGACCAATTGTGTATTGCTGCGTGGTGTTATGGGACGCTCCAAAGAAGCCAACAAAGTTGCTGTTGACTTGAGACACAAGCATTTGCGACAAAGAAGCGTTATTGCCGCCAGTTGACGTTCTAGAGAGCTGTGCGATGTAAATTTCTTGCTCTTGGACAGTCAAGCTCCACGGAAACGTCAACAAGCGCATACCGGAATGCAAAGACCAATGCGTGCCGGTTGTGCCCTGATATGTAAAGTTTGTCGAAAACGAGGTGCTGCTGGCTAGCGACAGCGTGCTGACGTTCTGGGTGTAGAAGCCCACCCAGTAGCTCAACGTCAACGTGCCGTTGGAGTTGGAGGCATTTGTGTACGCAACAGGAACGCCCACTCGGTCTTGGAAGTAGTACGGGCAATGTTCCGGCTCGATATACAGCGTGCCTTGCCCCTGCTGGCCTGCAACCATCTCCAAGTCCGCATACGGAGGCCAACCGTCATAGGTGTTGTTGGCGATGATCGAAGCCGTCAGGGTGCTGCCGTTCAGACCAAACGACACGCCGTTTGCATTGCTGAAGACTACCGTGTTGTTTGTGACGGTTGAAGCCCCAGCAGCAACGGCCACCCCGCCGCCTCCACCACCCGCCGCACCTTGAATAACGATGGTGTTGGAGTTGCCGCTCAGGGTGATGTTGTTGCCGCCAGAGAAGTAGATGGGCGCTTCCGTGGTCAGCGAAGTGCTGGTGGTGCCTGCGGTGTTGCCCACAAGGTTCCAGCCGTAGAAATGATCATCAGGGTTGTTGAGCGACAGCGCCACGCCATTGGTGTTTACGCTCAACGTGCCGCTGATATTGGTCAGCGCCAGTGTGGTGCCCGTGCCCGCTCGACCAGAGGTCAAGTCGTTTACATAAGTTGTGATGTATTGCGGGACCGCCATCGACAGGCCGTTAGTCCCAAGAGCGGCGGTTATGGCTGTGCCTGCCGTTGTGGTGGATGTGAACCCGGTTCCTGCGCGGCCCGAAGTCAAGTCGTTGACGTAAGTGGTGATGTATGCCGGAACGGCCATAGAAAGGCCGTTTGTACCGAGGGCGGCTGTGACTGCCGTACCCGCAGTCGTCGTGGAAGTAAAACCTGTACCTGCTCGACCAGAGGTTAGGTCATTTTGAAACGTGGTGATGAAGTTGGGTACGGCCATACTGACGCCGTTTGTCCCAACTGCCGCAGTGATGTTGACCCCTGCTGTGGACGTACTTGTGAAGCCAGTACCTGCGATGGCTCCAGAGGCTTGGGTTTGCACGGTCTGAGCAACTGTATTTGCCCCGCTGACCACAATAGTGGCCGCGCCCGCCGCAGTGACACCACTTAGGGTGACGTTATTGCCGCCCTGAAAGACGATGTTGGTGCCGGTGAATGTGGAAACGCCCGCCGTATTGCCAGACAGGGTCTGGCCTTGAACGTGAGCAGAGTTCCAATCGCTGGGCCGAACGACCGAGGTCGCCGTTCCATCTGCAACCGTCTGCGTGTAGGCGTGGTACAGCGCCGTCATGTCACGCGCTCAGGGCGGTGTAGGTGAGGCTGGAGCAGGACACCGTGTCGCCGCTGTTGACCGTCAGGCCGTTGGTCATGTTGATGTCCGACCCGCTGGCCGCCACCGCGCAGTGGACGACGATTGTGCCGGCGCCGGTTTGCAGCGTGGCAAACGCCACGGGGCTGGCGTTGCCGGTGGCGGCGGTGTCCGAGGTAATGGCGTTAGCCGTAGCCGTGCCGCTCGAGGCAGCGCCAAACGCCGTGGCGCTCATGGACAGCGTGGCAACCGCCGTACCAGGCGAGGCCACGCTAGATGGGCTGATTCGGAACACCAACTTGGCGGTGCCGCCAAGTAGCGCGGTGACGGCGTCAGTCGCCGCGTTCCTGGCCGCTGTGCTGTGGGTCACCGCCATCGGTCAACTCCTTCAATTGATCTTCGGCAATCTTGCCGACAAACTCGTATTCTTCGACTTTACCCGTATCGCCACGGGTAACTTGCACGGTGAACCGCAGTTCACCTGGCTGCCCGTTGAGGCTGATCATGCGAGAAACTTCAACTTGTACAGGGACGACAGGTACTGCCCAATGATCTCGTCGATGATGTTTTGCAGCGGGGTGTCGGTCTTCTCGCAGACCTTGTACCGCATGGCTTCGACATCTTTCAGCGAGTCTTCCAGAAACTCGACGATATTGCCTGTTTTCTTGGCGCTCATCAAGGTGATCGGCCCGATCAGCCCATGCCGGCCTTGGTAGGCTTCGGCAAACTTGTCCGTCAGGTCAACAATTCCGTCGTAGAACTCGTTCAGCGCCGAGTGCTTGGCAAACGACCGGGTGTTCAGATGCACGCTGTGGGCCACATCACGAGCCAAGAACAGATGCCCTACGAAATCGGCGGCGTTAGCGTGCATGATTTGCAAAAACTCCGTGGTACTTGTTTCGAGCTTCTGTTGCCACTAAATCTGCCAGCTCAAAATCGTCAAAATAGCCTAACGAATGCCGAATTTTATCCGCTGTGACAAGCACTGCCCAGCGTTTGGCAGACGCATGCCAGTAGACATTTTTTGCGCCTGAAGTGTTATCGCAACGAAAACCTACGTTTTGCTGGTTCTTGCAGTTTGCAAGGCGTAAGTTTTCTATCTTGTTGTTCAACTTGTTGGTGTCTATGTGGTCTATTTCGCTGGGCCAAACGCCATAGTGCAAAAACCAAATTACGCTGTGGACGGCATAAGTTTTACGTTTGTACCTCACGCGCAAATGACCTGAACCGCAAACTGTACCTGCGCTATCGCCAACAGTCATCCTGCGTGCAGGTTTTACGCGCCAGTGCAGCACACCGTCGCGGTACTCAAACAAGCTGTGCGCCTCGTCGTAGGTCATACCGGCGCCCCCATCGGTTCCGCCATTTCAGGCATTTCAGGCATTTCCCGCACTTCCATCGGTTGCACCAGATCGCCAGCCGTCAGCACGTCGCGCAGGGTTTGCATGACGACTTCCTGCACCTGTTCGGGCTGCATACCGGCTGCAACGGCCTGTAAACGACGGGTTTCGGCCTCGTATGCCTTGATGTCGGCGTCCGTCTGGGCCTTGAACTCGTTGATCTCCAGCGTGCGCGCTTCCATCGTCTGGTTGATGTTCTGGAGCATCTTGTGCATCTGCTCCATCTCCGCGCCCATCGCCTGGATCTGCTGGTTGGCCGCTTGCAGCGCCGGGTCTTCGTCGGCGTCGCCCAGAATCTTCGGGTCGATGGTCTTGGCGAACCGCTTGGCCATCTCCTGCGCACCTGGCCAATCCATGTTCTTAACGAACAGATCGCCGGCGATGCCCCACAGTTGCGGGTTGCCTTGCAGCAGTTGAGCCATCGCCTCCAGCGCCTCTTGGCGCTTGGTGGCGTAGCCAGGGCCAGTAACAACCACCACGTCGTACTTGCCGACGCTGGGGTTGTAAATCTTGTCGATGACGATGCCCTGCTCGTTGACGATCTTCTTGACCGGCTCTTGCTGCATGGGGTTCATCTTCACCATGCTGGACTCGCCGTCCTCGCCGATGATGCGCGCGATGCGCTGGGTGTCGTAAATCTTGGGGATCAGATCCACCAACTGGCGAGTAACATGACGAACAGCGCGGGCCAGATTATCCACATAGTGATACGTCCCAGTGTCGCCTTCCTTTTGCCGGGCAAGGATCGCCTTGCCTGACCGCTCATTGCCCTCCAGGCCCAGCGAGGCGTTGTACTGGCCCGTAGTGCCCTTGATGTCCTCGGCAGCGCCCATCTTGGCCTGAATCAGCCCGGTCTGGGCCATCGGCGGCATGGCGCGCTGCGGCAGGGGCAGCGTAGCGCCCGAGCCATCGGTCACATCCGGATTGACCTCAAGATACGGCCAGTTCTGCGTGTTGGCCGTCTTCCACTGCGTTTCGTAACCTTCAAACTGGCCGCCGTAGCCGATGAACGGCGCTTTGGGCGCCAGCGCCAGCATCTCGGCCTCTTGGCTGGTCCAGTAGTTGTACATCCGCTGGGCGTCTTTGGCGTTGCGCACCAGGCCCGAGACGTACAGCCGGCCATCAACCTCGTATTCGTTGCCGACCACCCGCACGACGGGGATGTATTTGCCGGCCCACTCAGCCTCTTCCAGCACCTCGTAGCCGTTGATCTTGCACCACTTGATGCGCTTGCGGTCGGCCTGGCGGCTGCGTAGCGGCTTGCCAAACATGGCCCGAAGCTGCTTGTCCTCGGGCGTGCCTTGGAACGCCGTCTGGTTGCTCGGGTACAGGTTCAGCGTGGCGCGGTCGTATTCGACATGGAAATACTCCGCGATCCGCACCGTGTCCTCGTTGAGCCACTGGCTCAGGGACTGATCCCCAATGCCCAGGCTCATCAGCGTGTTGGCCGGCGAGGCGTTCGGGTACAGCCGGTGGTACTCCTCCCGCGTGATGTCCTCGGTGATGAAGCACCACTTGGCGTCCGCGCCGCATGGGTCTTGGATCATCGGGTCCATGTAGACCGAAAACGAGTTGCGCACCCGCCCGATCTTGATGTCCTGATCGAAAGTGTTGTCGTCGCAATACTCGGTCAGGACGCGGATGTATCCTTCTCCGAACGCGACTTGGTTTTCGCAGGCGGTGTCGTAAGCAACGTCGGCGTCGGAGATGTATTCGATGTGCCGGACGACTCCATCAAAGATTTCTGCGACTTCAACGTCTGCTTTGTCGTCGGCAGGAATAACCTTGCCACTTGGGCGGTTCTGGCGCTGGTCATTGGTCACCTGCCTGACGTGCTGCGGCAGCTTGTTGATCGTCAAGCAAGGCCGAGCGTTGATCGTCTGTCCTTGGACCGCGCCGCGGGTAGCCAGCACGTCCGCTGGCCATTGCCAGTGGTTGTCAGGGCTTCCGGCGAAGAATTTGAGGTCGTCTATCTGGTCTTCCCGGCTTTCAGAGTACGCCGAAATGGCCATATTCAACCGCTGCCGGGCGGTGGACAGCATGTCCGATTCGGACTTGTTTTTGCCCCCGCCGCCGTTGGCGACTGCGCCCGCAGCCGTGATGCCGGTGTAATCGCTCACTTTTTGCCCTTTTTAGCGGTTTTAGCCGACTCTTTGAACGCTTTGGCGGTCGGAGCGCCGGGTGCGCCGGGCTTGCGCATCTTTTCGCCGCTACCGGCGGCAATACGCTCACGCTTGGCGTGGATATTTGCGTACAAACCAGGTTTTGTAGCCATCAGGCGCTCATCCAACCGGCAGAAACCACTTGTTTGTCGCGGATTGTAAGCGTTCGGGGCCGCTCCACGCGCTCGCGGTGGGCCACAGGGAACGCAAAAGTGACCGCCAGCGCGTCTGCGGCGTCTGGAGAGGCCAATCCGCGGGCTTTCATGTCCTTTTTCGACTCCAAGAAGATGGTGCCGCTGCTGTCAGGCTTCGTTTTAGGGCCTGTGAGGTCGGATTTGAGCGCCCGGTCGTCGGGAACGGACGCGGTGCGCAGCCAATCGCGCATCGCGCCCCACATCTCGGCCCGTTTGTTGCCCCACATGACCTGGTTCTTGGCCTTCCAGCCAAAATTCACGCCGCGCACCTTATACCGCTGTTCGTTGAGCCGGTCAAGGATGCCGTACCCCAGCCCGCCCTCGTCCATGACGACCAGCGTCGGTTTGTACTCCTCTATCGCCTCGATGACGTGCCCCACCACCGTCATAGTGTCGTCGCCGTGGTAGCGCCTGATGGCCACCAGGTCGCGCCCCTGCCGCACCGCGATGACGGTCGAGTCCGCGCCGCCCCGCGCCGGATCGATGCCGACGACGATGGGCGCCTGCGGGTCTTTGTGCTTGGGCCGTCTGGCCGCCTCGTCCACCAGCCGCGGTGAGATGAACTGGTCGTCGCCAGACGCCGGGAACTCGCCGTAGACCTCGATCCGCGCCTGCGGGCTGTCCTCGCCGTACTCCGCGATGATCTGCTCGTACACCTGTTTGTCGGTGTCCTCCACATCGCGGGCGTCGATGTTCGCCGTCTTCCAGAAGTCCCGCTTGGCGTTGAAGCACTCGTAAAAGTACCCCTGATTGCGCCGCGGGTTGCTGAACGCCATCCAGAACCGATGCGGCGTGTTCTCCGTGAAGAAGCCCTGCGCCACGTCCCAGATCGCGTCCGGTATACCTGACGCCTCATCGAAGATCAGCATCACGCCGTCAGCGTTGTGCAAGCCCGCGTAGCTGTCCGGGTTCTCCTCCGACCACAGCCGCCCCTCGACCGACCAGTACCGCGTGCCTTTGCGCAGGTCGCGCTCCACGATCTCAGCCAGCCATTTGGCCGGGCTGACCCGCGTCGCGCTGATCTCAAACCAGTGGCTGTTGATCAGCATGGCCAACCACTTCGTGATCTCGGCCCAGGTGATGCTGCGTAGCTGCGCTTCGCTGTTCGCGCTGACGATTACGCTCGCCCCGATGCGCGTGGTGACCATCCACAGCACCAGCCAAGACACCAGCGCCGACTTCCCGATCCCGCGCCCTGACGCCACCGCCGAGCGAAACACATCAAAGTCCACCTTCCCGCCGTTAGCCCTGACGTGGTCCTTCAGCGTGCGCAGCACGCGCCGCTGCCAGGCCCGCGGCCCGCGGTAATTGGCCAGCGGCGTGCCGGCTTCGCCCCACGGGAACGCCAGTAGCACAAACGCCTCCGGGTCGTCCTTGATCTGCGGCGACCACAGCCGCGCCATCAAGGTCTGCTCTTCTTCAGCGGTGTACCGTGGCTGCTGCATCCGTCAGTTCCATCACGTTAGGGTGTTGCCGCGTGACCTTGGCCTGCGGCACTTCTTCGACCATCTGGCTTATACGGGCGTTGGCCTGCTCCAGCGCCAAGGTGATGCTGATCGCCTGCGCGGTGTCTACCTGAATCTGCTGCTTGGCCACCCAATCGTGGCGATGCTTCAACACCTCAAGCGCGGCCTTCACGTCGCCGCCGCGCCCTGCTTCATATAGCGTGTTGGCCATTTCCGCCTCGGCGTCGGCGTACCCCTTCAGGATCGCCATGTCCGCAATCGGGTCCATCTGGCGCAGCCGATTGAGCTCAATAGGCAACAGGTTGGCTCTGGTCGCCAACGTCTCACCTTTCATCCCCAGACGCGCTGCTGCGTACAAACGCTCCAGCACAGCTTCGGTGGCCTTTATCTCGCGCGGCACCAGCGGTAGTGATTTGAACGTCATGCGCGGATGCTACCGCAATTTGTGTGACGGGTGGCGGTGGGCGTTTTGCAAAAATTTCTGCAAATAAAAAATTGTTTGTGGCCCCTTCGTTTTTGATCACTCAGCCCGCCGGCCCTCCCCTCCCCCCCGTCAGCCACCAGGGCGGGCAGCCGGGTGGCCGCGGGCACCGCCCCCAGCATCCGGGCGGCAGCCAGGCGCCGGGTAGTGCTGGGCATACCCAGCAAGGTAGCGGTGCGGGGTCGTGTGGTGGGTATGCCCGGTGCTGCCCGGGCATGGGGCGGGGGGGTAGGCCGGGTAGGCCGGGTAGTCCGGGTAGTCCGGGTACTACCCCTGAAGTCGGTGCGCCATAGAAAACGCACGTACACGCGTCAGCGTAACGGCTACACATAAAAGTCCGAACCGACTTCGATTTTTTTATCAAAACACTACCCATCTATACCCCCATAGAGGGAGATCTTGCATCCCCTTACTACCCAGCCCGGGTGCCCCGCGCCACCCCGCGCCCCTACTGGCGCCGCCACCAAGCGAAAGACCCCGCGCCACGCTCGGGATTGTCTGTAGTGTCTCCAATTGTGAGACACTCTCTCTGTCGCGCGTTGCGACGCACACTCAGGAGAACCAGCATGATCACATTGACCCAACTGCTATGCGATCGCAGCATCACTGGTCTGATCCGGTTTGCCGACTCACTGGACCCTAATCACTCGTGGGATGAGTGGGTTGAATCCGACCCCAGCATCACCGCGCTGGATCTCATGGCCGCGATGCTGGACGCATACGACAGCGACGAGGTCACCGCGTGGATCAATCGGAATCGCGCCTAACCCGGAGCCCACAACATGAAGACCCGCCCCATCGACTACGCCCTTGCCATCGCCATCGGCGCGGCGCTTGCGTTTCTTATCGCCTACAACATCTGACACGGAGAACCAACATGCAAACCCCCCACACCCCCGGCCCCTGGGCTGTCATTGGCACCGAAGTGCGGTGGCTCGCCGATGATGAAACGGTCACCACGATCACCGAGCTTGAGGACTTGACCCCGCGTCAGGCTGCCAACGCTCGCCTGATCGCCGCCGCGCCCGACCTGCTGGACGCGCTGCGGGCGGCGCGATACATGGTCTGGCACATGACCGGCGACGATGCCATCTGCGCCCCGTGGAATGCACTGCTCCCGCATATCGATGCCGCCATCGCCCGCGCCACCGGCCAATGACCCCCGCGCCCACACTCCCCACCGGCGCGCGGCCTCCCGGCTGCCCGCCCTGGTGGCCATTCGGCACCATCGGCGCGCCTACGCCCGCGCCGCAACCCCTCCCCTCGCTGCGCCAGCCCGCGCCCCGTCAACCCCTGCCGGACGAACCGGCGCCCTTTTGACTCAGGAGAACCGACCATGAACAAACGCGAACGCGAGCGGCTTACCGCTCAGGAAAACGCCCTTGTCTCTCTCGGCTTTACCGCCAGCGAAGCCGACACCCTGCGGCGTATCAGCCGCGCCCTGCGCCGCTGGCACGAATTGGAATGCGGGACCGATGCGGGATGCATTGAGCGCGACGATGCTACGGGCAAGCCGTATTGGGTCGCGCAGTACCGCGACAACGTGCGCCGCTGGCCGGTGGCCGACCGTGAACGCGGCGCCCTGCGGCGCTTAGGGCGCATCATGGCCGACCGCAACGGGCGCCTAGGATTACCCGCCGACGCGCGTAATTGGCGCTGCGACGATGGCACCTATGACATTGTGGACGACGACGGCGACGTAGTGCGCCAGAACCTTCCCGCAAACGCGGCGTTATTGACGCATTACGTTCAAACGGATCCACGCGGCGCGGCGCTTTACATCCTGCGCCCTGGTGACGTGCCCGAGGGGGTCAAGCCGGAATCCTGCTACACCAACGGCATTTGCGTCTACTGATTGGAGAACCAACAATGACCACACTCAACATTACCCGGCCTGACGGCACCCGCTCGGCTTACACCAACATCAGCCCGGCATCCTGGGCCGCGTTGCAAGCCGTCAAGCCGCACCGCACCAAATGGGCGCGCAGTGAAAAGCGGCTGTTCCCGCAGTGGGGACCGGCCATGTCCACCGCCGACTACATCAAGGCGTACTTCGCGGCTAATAGCGCGATCAAAATCGCAGCATATGACCGTTACGCCGACGATCACCTAGCCCTGTACGCCCCGCTGCCCGACACCCCGGCGGCCTGGTGCGCCGATACGGTGGAAATTGAAACAGTGGAGGAGTGACACCATGCGCCGACACTATGGGGAGAACAAAGCCGCGCGGCAAGCCGCCTGGCTTGCGCAATTTAATGACATCGTGACAACCCGCGCGCCCGCGTTATCGGGGCGGATTGAATGGCCATCGGCCATTTATTTGTACAACGCGGGGCGCACGCCAGAGGCCGCGGCCGATGAATATTGCATTGCTCGCAATATTGAATGGGGCGACGCATGAACGACGACGACACCTACACCCCCGACAGCCCCCCGGACACCCCGGACCCATATGATCACGGGCCGGACCCGGCCATCGGCGTGCCCCATCCGGACCCCCGCGCACGGGACCGTGCGGCGGATGCTGCGCAAGATCAATGGATGCAAAGGCGCGGGCTATGCTAGCGGCGGCTCTGGCGCTACTATGCGCTGCCCTGCTAGCCCTGCTGCTAGACTTATAGCCGTTCCCTGAGCGCCCGCCGCCCGGCGGGCTTTGCGCCCCGTCAGCTAACGCTGCCGGGGCGCCTTTTATTTGACTAGGGACAGGCCACCGGCGGCGCCTGCCGCCAGCGCGTCGCGGGCCTCGGCCTTTGACCCAGTCCAGCCAGGCGCCGCGAATATGTGCGCCTTCGTTTTGAAGGTCTTACTGTGGCATAGCCCAAGATCCACCCAGCGAGCCTCTTGTAGCGCGTGGATCACCGCGGCGGGGACCACGCGGGTACCGGCGGGGGCGCGGGCTTGCACCAGATCGCAGAGCTTGCCCCACGGGGCGCCGACGACGGGCCGCGCGAACTCCCCGACCCGGTTGGACACCTCGGACAACAGCCAATCTTCCACAATCGACCGGGACGCCCCCGCCATCAGGGTTTTGGCCTCGGTCAGGGGCGGCGGCGCCCCAGGCGCGAACGCGGACACGTCACGCGCGTGCAGGTAAGCGGCGCACTGTTCAAACCCGCCGCCTTGCAGCCAGCCCCAGAACGCGCGCCCCTCGGCCTCGGTCATAGGCGCCGCGTCGGTCCAGAGCACAAACCAGCGGCGGTCATCGTAGCTCAAGCTGATGGCGCCACGCTCATTGGAAAACGCGACGACAGAACACCGGTTCGGCGCTTCATACGGGTGCAGCCCCTTGCGCTCGATTACCAGATGCTCCGGCGGGGCGGCGATGATGGACTTTAGGCGGTTCTCCAGCCCCCGCCGGTCGGACGCATCGGCCTGCCGCAGTTCGTTGATCACGACAACTTCGGCCTCCAGGTGATACCCCCACTGGGTTTGCAGCCTATCGTTTTCCAGCAGCGCGACGTTGGACCGGGATTCCCCGCCGACCGCCCAAAAGAACGGCGCCCAGGCGCTGTCCTTCCCCGCGCCTTGCACGCCAGCGTGCAGGATCGCGTGGTTGATCTTGACCTTCGGATGCTGGACTTTCCAGGCCATCACGTTCAGGACATGCTCACGCTCTAGCCGGTGCGGTATGACCCGCTCCAGGTGCGCCAGCCACGGCAGCGGGACGACACTGGACGCGGGCGCCGCGGGCCGCGCGTCGCGCCAGCGGTTCACAAAGACCGAGCCGCTGCGCGACACCAGCATATCGTCGCCGGCGGCGTAGGTCATGCCGGCCACCGACCGGGCGCCGCAGGCGATGCGGTTCTCATCAAAATAGTATGACGCGGGGATCTGGCGGCGCTTGCCGGCCTGCGACAAATGGACGCTGAAGCACGGCACATGCCGATAGACCGCGTCGAACACCCGGCGCGACAGTTCCCGCCGCTCGATCAGATCGAAGAAGCTATCGTCGGCCTCGACGTAGGCGTAACGCGTAAACCACTTTGTCTGCGCCAGGCGCCCCGCCTCCTTCCGCTCCACCTCGGCCACCACGGCGGCGGCCTCGGCGGCCAGCGCGGGCGTCGGCACCAGGTGCGCCAGCGCCCCGCCCAGCGCAGCCGATAGCAGTTCCTCGCGCAGGCCGGGCCTGCGGCTGGGGCCGCCCCGCGAAGCCACCCAGTCGAGGAACCGCTGGCTGTCCAGATCGAGGCAGTGCGAGTGCAGGCAGCAGAAGGC